AACGCCGAGGTAAGCTGGCGGATAGCGAAAGGCCGCCAGACACCGTAACGCATAGGTGGTGAATAAATATAATCCACCCACGAGTGCCCCTCACCCTACTCTTTTGAGGGGTGAAAACGTATGCTGAACTTATTCGAAAGAATAAGAAATGTCGGATAAAAAGCCGGCATGATAACATTCAAAAGAAGGAAACTTTTTTAAAGATTCAAGAATTAGTACTTAGACAAGGTAGAACTGCAGAGTCTTTTGACTTTCAAGGAATGCCAAATTATATACGACATGAGATTGTTACGAATCCGTCGAACAAAGATGGGTTTAAGCATTCACCAGAATCATATTCCGTATCATTTTATAATGGTAGTACTATTTATACATTGAATTCAAAACCGGACAACATTAGAGGTTTACTGAATTGCACTAAGTTTGCCTCTCCACTTAGTAATAAGTGTGCATGAAACTGAGGAAGAAAACTGGGAGCCTGAGATGGTAATCAGACTGGAAGGCTGATGGTAATACATTGGTCACAGGCAGAGCGTACCGGATGAAACTATTTATAGAATATAATTCCGGCAAGAGTCCTCGGCCCCTATTAGGGTGAAAAGGTACGCCAACCTTACAGGAATATGAACTGTAAGAACTATGGGATAAAAAGCCTGTAGGGTAATAATTGAAACGTGCAACCGTAATATTCTTCGACGAAGCGGCGTTTTGTTCAGAAGAAATTCTATCAATCGCTGCAGCCTTTGGTGCTCAGGACAATGACTTTAAAACCTCTGCATCAGAAAATTTTGATTTGAGAAAAAGACCAAAACAGGTTCCAGTCCAGGTGGTTTATGCATCATCTCAGGATAGCATGGATACTGTGTTTTATAAAAACTATAAGAATTTCGCAAAAGAAATGATCGCAGGTAATCGTAATTTCTTTGTTTGCGATATGCCATGTACAACAGCAATTCAGGTATATATGGATGGCGAGCCTCACGCACCTTTGTTATCACAGGATCTTGTTGATACTGAAATGAAAAAAAATCCTGAAAAGGCAAGGCGCGAATTCTATAATATTCCGACTATGGATGGTGGCGTAACTCAAATTATCAAATGGGGTACAGTCCGACGCAACGAAAAAACTATCATTCCTTATGCCGAATGGAAGCCGAACAATCGTATTGTTATGGCATTTGACCCTGCTCGTACAAACGACAACTCTATTCTTGGAGTTATGAATCTCTACGAGGATCCAGAATTAGGATTATGTGGTCAAATCATTAATTGCGTAAATTTTATAGATACGGCAAGTCGAAATAAATATAAGCTTGATGTTAATAGGCAAGTTGGATTACTGCGTCACTATATTGCTACATACAATGGAGATAATCCAGATTATGAATATATTGATATGATATATCTTGATGCTGGTGCCGGAGGAGGCGGTCAGCTTTATGGAGATTTATTACTAAATGATTGGTATGATTCAAAAGGTCGTAAACATCATGGTTTGATTGATAAATCAAATGAACTATATGATGGTTATACAAAAACATATCGTGATGCTGTAGATAAAATTCGACTAATTAATCCACGAGCATTACGTACTCAGATGGTAGAAGAGTTTATAGAATTGTTTAATCTCGGTGTGATCAAACTTCCAATAGAATATAGTGGTCAAGATTTTATTAGAATTCCAATTCCAGAAGACGAGAAACCAAAGCGCCGAGGAAAGCAATCTGAGGACGATACGTCCGATGATAAGTTGTATTATTTAAGCCAGGATGAAAAATTATCATTGTCTCAGATTGATCTTATGAAGACAGAAATTACATCTATCCATAAGTTTACTAATCCTGATAATACTACGGTAAGGTATTCACTGCCTAAAGAAAAAGAAAACAAAATGCATGACGACCGTTTTTATGTGGCAATATTGCTTGCCCATCGTCTCTATGAACTTCGTCGTGAAAAAGCGATAAAGTCACGTAAAAAGACTAAAGATACTTCTGCCCTATTGCAAATGCGGGCACCAAAATTATATAGATAATGAAAGGAGGTTGTGAGTTGGCAACCAAAAACTCAAAAAAGAAGGCCCAACAAAAAGCCTCCAAAAAATTATCAGTTGCAGAACGTCGTAAACATCTTGAAAGACTTGATAGTCAGATGTACGCTGCTCAACTGGCAAAGTTGATGGTGTCTGATATTGGTAAGAAAGCTACTCGTACATACACACAGTATACTAAAGAAAATTACCGCACATATATTCAGAATCCATCATCTAATGAAAAAAATATTAGAGAGATGTCAAATTTTTTCTATCGTGCATCAATGCCGTATAGAAGATTTGTTAACTATATGAGTGACATCCCTCTTTTTTATTGGAATCTAACTCCTCAGCTGGATTTTACGAGCACTGTTAGCCCAGATAAAATATTAAAAAATTATTATAAAATCCTTCAGATATTACAGAATATGTCAATGCCTCATGAATTCCGTAAGATTTTGAATACGGTGTTTCGTGAAGGTATTTTCTATGGGTTTATTTATACAGATAAGAACTCATTCTTTATCCACAAATTAGATCCAGAATACTGTAGAATCGTGGAAATTGAAGCTGGTTGTTTCAACTATGCTTTTGACTTATCATTCTTTGATAAGTATGCAACATATCTTGAATATATGGATCCATACTTTACTACTCTATATAACGTATATCAAAGAGATAAAACAAATCAACGCTGGCAACTTGTCGATCCACAGAGATCTATCTGTATTAAAACTGATCCAGACAACGTTGATGAAAATTTACCAATGTTAATTGGTATTTTTGAAGCATTGATTGACCTTATTGATGCTCGTACACTGCAGCGTAGCAAAGATGAAATACAGAACTATAAGCTAATTGTTCAAAAGATTCCTTATTTTGATGACACTAAAGAAGTCGATGACTTCAGTTTGGATATTGAAACTGCTCTGAAGTTCTATCGTACATTAGTTGATGTTGTCCCAGAGGCTGTAGGTGTTGCACTCTCCCCTATGGATGTAGACACTATAGATTTCAAAACAGATGATAATAGTAATGACTTAATAGCTACATCAATGAATAATGTTTTTGATGAATCTGGTCTACCAAAATTGTTGTTTAACTCAAACACTACAGGTTCAGTTGGATTAGATGGCTCAATTAAGACGGACGTTGCCTGGGTATGGAAGACAGTTGAATGTCTTGAACGTTGGGTGCAGCGTTACATTATGTATAACACTACAGGTAATACAAAGTATTTCTTTGAAATATTAAGAGTAGATATTTTTAATCGCGATGCGGTTTCAACTCATGAACTTGCGTTAGCAAATAGTGGTGTGCCAAATAAAATGAAGCTTGCCGCAACAAGTGGAATGAATCCATACGAAACTCTGTCTGCTCAGATTTTTGAAAATGAAGTTTTACAGCTGCATATGAAATGGATTCCATTGCAAACTTCTTACACGCAGTCAGGTGAAGCTGATGCTGAAATAAAAGAGCCAAATGACGAAGGCGATCGTAACGCTGATGCAAATGGTAATGTTGATGAGGTGGAATAAAATGAAACCTGGCACAAAATTTATTTTTACTAAAGATGAGAAAACCAAGAATAAACTTATTGAAGCTGGATATAAACTTATCTGCGAAACTGCTGGTGGGTGGCAATTTATAAATAAGAATGAGTTGGTTTTTGATAAATATGACAATGTGTTTATTACAGACACATTAACATTTTAATGGCTGGCACTCCAGTCTTTTTTTATTTTTTGAAGAAAGGAGGTGTTGGCTGTTGGATAAGGAAATGAGGTTAGAATATTCCTCTGCTCTGCTAAATCTCGTTGAAATTAATCCGTCGTTTGATTTGGGTACGTTACGGATTGCTTATACAGGTAAAAACAGAAATCGTTCATTTATTAGTAAAGAAGCTTTTGAACGTGCGATTCCTACTATGTTTGGTTGCCCAGTTGTGGCGAATTATATTCGCGAAGAAGATGAGATTGGCAGTCACGATGGAGAATTCATAACCACAAAAGACGGTGACATCGATTATGTTAACATTACACAGCCCGTTGGATTTGTACCACAGAATGCTGCTTGGAAATGGGAAATAGTCGAAGACAATAATGAAATTCATCAATATCTAACTACAGAGGTATTATTGTGGAAACGCCAGGAAGCCTATTCCAAGATTAAGGAAAATGGCATTACTAAGCAGTCCATGGAAATTACCGTTAATGAAGGTGAGATGCGTGATGATTACTATCAAATTAATGATTTCTACTTTACAGCGTTTTGTCTCTTAGGCACTGCAGAACCATGTTTTGAATCTGCTGCCCTCTTTACTTTTGAGCATATGGATCAGTTTAAAAAGGAAATGAGCGAAATGCTTGAAGAATTCAAGTTGGCATTTGCTGCCGATGAAAAATTCCACGCAAAGGAGGGAAATGAGAAAAACATGGACAAGTTTACTGAACTGTTAGCACAGTACAACGTATCTGAAGAAGATGTAACTTTTGAAATTGAAGGTTTGTCAGATGAAGAATTGGAATCTGCTTTTGCTGAAGCATTTGCAGTCGAAGAAGAGCCCGAAGAACTTACAGAAGAGTTTGCAGAAACTGATGATGTAGAACTTGAAGCAGAACATGATGAAGAACCTGCAGCAGATTTTGCTTTGGCAGGCCAGGTTCGTGAAACTTTAAGTCGAGCTATCTATTCAGCTGAAACAATTGAAGGTGAATGGGGTTCTTATCCACGTTATTACATGGTGGATTATGATGAATCCGCATCAGAAGTTTACTTTGAAGATACAACAGATTGGAACCTGTACGGAACATCTTACTCTTTTAATGGCGATAACATTGTTGTTGATTTTGAAAGCATGAAGAGAAAGAAATATTCCATTGTAGATTTTAATGAAGGCGAAGAAACATTCTCATTCAAGGGGTATGTTGAAATCTTTATGAATGCTTACACTGAAAAATCCAGCGCGTCTTATATTGCTCTGGAAGAAAAGTATAATGCTTTACTTAAAGCAGAAAACGGTAGATTAGCTAATGAGTTATTCGATGAATTCGAAGAACAGTTAGGCGGATCCCCAGAGTTCGAGGCTTTAAAGAAAGCTAATGATTTGTTTAACTTAGAAGAACTTGAAAATCAGCTGTTCGCCATGGTTGGCAGAAAGCGATTCAATTTAAATAAGAAAAGTTCTCAGAGACCGGCAAAGGCTCCGTTAATCCCAGCTGAAAAACCAGCTGCAAATGGACCTTATGGCGATCTTTTTAATTTTATTGAAAAGTAATCCAAAGGAGGAATACAAACATGGCAATTACTAGACAGAAGTATGGCTATGCAGAATCCAGTGCTCTGAGAGCTACCAACTGGGGCGGCCATATTGTTAACGTTATTGACGAAAAGAATATCTTAGAAAACGGTATGCTGGTAGTACTGGGCAAGGACATTGACAGAGAAAATCGCGAAGCAGTAACTCCAACTGAAAAGGATGAAGTTTATCTGGTATTAGATGTTATTCTGCCATACGATGAATCTTCCAGAATTTATCAGCACGAAATGTATCACTATGCACACGAAGAACTGATTGGTCATCCAACAAGAACATATGAACTGTTTGAAAATGACAGATTTGCTATCGCTGATTACATGGTAACAGCTCCACTGGCTGGTGCAGGCGAAGCATGTGTTGTTGGCAACTATCTGGTTGTTGATGAAAACAGAAAGTATAAGGAAGTAGCTGCGGACGCAGATATTACTGGTTATGGTTTTGTAGCTGTAATCCAGGAAATTGA